GAGTTCCTAAGCTGGGATGCCGAGAATGTAGTAGCGGATGCCGAGCACGTGATCGGCGCCTTCCGTTCGCCACGTGCCCGGATCATCTGCATCGTTGTAGTAATCGCCGGGCTGACCGCGATTGGTGACAAACGTGGCGCTTGTCTGTGTGAGGCGGCAATGGGAACTATCACCGCACTCGAAATTGCTGTTGGTCGAATAGACGCGTTGACGAACGGTCGGAAGCTTGATCGACTCGGTCCAACTGCCAACGCTCGTTTCCGACCCCGCCCCGTGTTTGGTCATGTATTTGACCATCGGGAACATGCCGGAAGCGTCAAAGTTGATGATCGTTTGGAGCGGGCTTCCTACCGCAACACTGAAATAGCCTTCCGCAATGATTTGCACGCAAGAAGTTGATGACCGTTTGGAGCGGGCTTCCTACCGCAACACTGAAATAGCCTTCCGCAATGATTTGCACGCAAGGCCAGCGCGTATCGATGATGATATCCGCCCATGATGGCGGGTTGGCGGAACCGGGGCGCAAGAACTGCACAACGTCTTGGCCGCCTTCGGTGAATTCCCTCAGCACGCGGTTACTGCCGTTCGTCGGCGGGTCTCCTGCGTCGAGGTAGAGCATGAACCGGGCGCGCAAAGTTGATGACCGTTTGGAGCGGGCTTCCTACCGCAACACTGAAATAGCCTTCCGCAATGATTTGCACACAAGGCCAGCGCGTATCGATGATGATATCCGCCCATGAGGGCGGGTTGGCGGAACCGGGGCGCAAGAACTGCACAACGTCCTGGCCGCCTTCCGTGAATTCCCTTAGCACGCGGTTACTGCCGTTCGTCGGCGGGTCTCCTGCGTCGAGGTAGAGCATGAACCGGGCGCGCATCGTATCGGACGAATTGAAATAAATTCGCGAGCCGCTGAACCAATAGTCCGCACCCAGGCCGTTGCTCATGTTCGGATTGAACGGGTAATAGATCGTTGATCCCTCGTAAAAATGAACATCAAGGGCGATGTTTGCCGGCAAGGTGATGCCGGTCTCATAGAAGGATTCACCGGCAGGAATGGCGATGTCCGNATCGTTGATCCCTCGTAAAAATGAACATCAAGGGCGATGTTTGCCGGCAAGGTGATGCTAGTTTCATAGAAGGATTCACCGGCAGGAATTGCGATGTCCGCAGCGGCAATGACCTTCACAGGCACACGGCGGCTATCGAACGAAACCTGCCACTCGTTCGCCGTCTCCGCGTTGTAGCCGGGCTTGGCGATTATCATCTTATCGGATCGCAGAACGATGTTCTTCGATCCATTTGGAGCCAATGGCGGCGCTTCCAGAGACGGGTCTTCGTTGCCGGGGAGGTTCCACACGATCAACCGCTTGTCTCGCGACAAGAAGCGGTTGTATGCATCGTCATTCGNAGGTTCCACACGATCAACCGCTTGTCTCGCGACAAGAAGCGGTTGTATGCATCGTCATTCGTTGACGTGGTGATTTTGGCGTAAGTACCATATGGGAAATCACCCCATTGACCGACGCTGCCGCTAAAGTTCTTCATCCACGGGGCCTGATACCAGTTCCCCATAAAGAAATAACCACCCTGGTCGTTATGGTATTTCCCTGAATAGCGGCGCTGAATTCGCTGCTGGTTGAAACGCCCGGTGTTCGTCCGTGTGGCTTTCACGTCAAACAGGGGCATGTTGTATTTGCATTTCGGGAATGCGGAATTGCGGAACAGCCATGTCGACTCTCCGCCGCCTGATCCTTCCATCTTCTGATAGTTGGACGCGTTCGACCCTGCCGGGTAATAATTGTATTGGACACTTCCGCCAGAGCTAATTTGATTGATACGCTCGATATGCGCGATCGACGCGTTCAGAGCGTATTTCGAGTTATAGAGGAACTTCGACCGCTGACTGTCCGGCGTNCCCTGGATTGCAACCAACATGCCTGATCCGATTCTGTTGCCGACGCCAATCATTGTCCTGGTCATCAGCTGAAGATCTCGATCGTGCCGTTGTTGAGGTCGATTTTCATCTTGCCGTTCAGGGACTGAAGGAGACCGGCATTGACCCTGCCGATATTGGCAACGGCCAGCTTCAGCTCTCCATTTTCGAAGACGAGCGGGTAATGGCGGCTGTTGCCTGACGTGACGAGGAACTGATCTGCCTGCACGGCCATGCGCGACTTCTGCACGCCGCCCTCGGTGTAAAGCTCGACATAAAAGCCCGACACCTTGAAGCTCTGGTTGGTCCCGGCCCGCAACAACACCGAGAAACGGGCATCAACGCCGGTCGGCGCCGCGACCGCCTCGAACTTCACCAGCCCTTGTGCGAACCGGCNGTAAAGCTCGACATAGAAGCCCGACACCTTGAAGCTTTGGTTGGTCCCGGCCCGCAACAACACCGAGAAACGGGCATCAACGCCGGTCGGCGCCGCGACCGCCTCGAACTTCACCAGCCCTTGTGCGAACCGGCCGTTGAAGTCAGCGCTCACGCCGCTGATGCTGGTCGCAAGCGCCCCGTCGCCGTCTGCGCGAGCGGTCTCCTCGGCGATCAAGCGGGCGAGGTTGCCATCGACTTCAGCGTCGAGTGTCGTGATCGAGCTTGCGAGGGCGCTGTCTGTCGTTGCGCGCACGGTCTCCTCGATGATCAGCCGCGCATTTGTAGTGCCGAGGCTAGCCTGCAGGTACGTGAGCAACTGCGCCATCGCCTCGTTCTCGGAGACACGCACTCGCCGCTCTTCGGTGATCTGCGCCAGCGCGTCACCGATGGTGGCAACGATCTGCTGGCGCTCGATCTGTCCGACANCCGAGGCTCGCCTGCAGGTAGGTGAGCAACTGCGCCATCGCCTCGTTCTCCGAGACGCGAACTCGGCGCTCTTCGGTGATCTGCGCCAGCGCGTCACCGATGGTGGCAACGATCTGCTGGCGCTCGATTTGACCGACAGCGCCTTCGAGCGAGAACGCATCCAGCAGCTCGACGAGGCGCGGCCGGAAGAATTCGTCCATCTCCTGTTGCAGTTCCTTGAAGCGGTTCAGCGCATCGTCCTGCAGCTGTTGCAAGCCAGTGAGCAGCGTCTGCAAACCGGTCGGCTGCGCCGTCGTCATCCAGGGCGTGAAGGTGCGCAGCCGGTCGGGCACAGTCGTGATCGNCCGAGGCTCGCCTGCAGGTAGGTGAGCAACTGCGCCATCGCCTCGTTCTCCGAGACGCGAACCCGGCGCTCTTCGGTGATCTGCGCCAGCGCGTCACCTATGGTGGCAACGATCTGCTGGCGCTCGATCTGCCCGACGGCCCCTTCCAGCGAGAACGCATCCAGCAGCTCGACCAGGCGCGGCCGGAAGAATTCGTCCATCTCCTGCTGCAGTTCCTTGAAGCGGTTCAGCGCATCGTCCTGCAGCTGTTGCAAGCCGGTCAGCAGCGTCTGCAAGCCGGTCGGCTGCGCCGTCGTCATCCAGGGCGTGAAGGTGCGCAGCCGGTCGGGCACAGTCGTGATCGTCGCCCGGGCATTGTAGACCTTACCGGAGACGACGTTCTTCGTGGTGCGGAAGCTGCCGTCCTCGGGCGAGGTGCACTGATCCTCGAAGATCTCTGTCGTGCCTTCGATCTGATAGACGAAGCGCACGGCCGTGATCGTCGGATCGTCCGGCGGCGTCCAGGTGAAGACGAGCGCCGGCGTGTCATAGCCCTGCGCGCCGTTGATCATGCCGACGGCAACATTGAAGTTCTGCACNAAGCCAGTGAGCAGCGTCTGCAAGCCGGTCGGCTGCGCCGTCGTCATCCAGGGCGTGAATGTGCGCAGCCGGTCGGGCACGGTCGTGATCGTCGCCCGGGCATTGTAGACCTTACCGGAGACGACGTTCTTCGTGGTGCGGAAGCTGCCGTCCTCAGGTGAGGTGCACTGATCCTCGAAGATCTCTGTCGTGCCCTCGATCTGATAGACGAAGCGGACGGCGGTGATTGTCGGATCATCCGGCGGCGTCCAGGTGAACAGCAGCGCCGGCGTGTCATAGCCCTGCGCGCCGTTGATCATGCCGACGGCAACATTGAAGTTCTGCACGGTCGAGAGCAGCGACGGATTGATCGGCGGCGTCGGCGGCACGACGATTGGGCCGGGCTCGATGCCGTCGTCGTCATAGATCTCAGCGCTGGTTTCGGAGAGCACCAGGGTGATGCGCAGCCGCTCGTCCGCCCGCCATTCACTGATCAGCCAGCTCTTGCCACGCCAGGTGATGCACTCGCCTTCCTGCACCGCGAGGCCAAAGCGACGGCTGACGGGAACCGTCGCCTTGCCGCCCATGCGGTTCTGCCGGTAGCGGATGTTGAGCAGATACTGCGCAATATCCGGATCGGTCACCTGCAGGAAATCGATGCTCGTCTGCCGGTTGCGTCCGTCGGCGGCAATGTCCGCATTCACATAGACCGGCTTCAGGCTCTCCGGGTTCCACATTGATCCGATCGAGGTGAACTGGCCGGAAAGGTGATTGAAGCGCTCGAAGGCCGATGGCCGGAACTGCACGTCCTTGGCGCGGTCGATCGGAATGTCGGCCGCAGTCAGATCCTTGACCGGGATCTGCGGTGCACCAGGAATGACGCCGGAAAGGCCGCGGCGGTTAAGGCCATAGCCGGCCATCGCATCGTCGAACTGCTTCAGCACCTCTGTGTGATCGTCATCGCCACTGACAAAGAGCGAGCACTCATAGGTCTTCTTGCCGTTGCTGCGCAGCGTGTCGCAGACGTTCATCGCCACGAAATAGGTGGCAAGATCAATCTGGCCGAGGCTCTTGCCTTCGCCGATCAAGGTCCGGCCGGAGACAAGTGCCCGAAGCCCCAGCTGGTAGTTCAGCCGGTGGACGGCGGGGTTCTTCGTGTGCACCCAGGTTGAGGGCGTGTTGAGGCGCTGCGGTCCGGACCCACCGGCAACCGTGGAGTCCTTGCGCGGGTCGTATTCGCGCAAGCCGCGCAGCACGAAATCGATGTCCGGCTTGCCCTTGCCGGCGTCACGGAAGAACTCGAGATGGTAGTAGCGCTCGACGACGACATAGCACATGCCCGAGAGCTTGCTGGTGGCCTTCCACTTGTTGCCGAGGTTGGCCGTGACATCGACGAGACGCTGGTCGACGCCCTGCCCCGGGCGGCCGTCATAGAAGCGGATCGAGATCACGCTGTTGCCGTCGCCGTCGATGAAGCCCTGCACGCCGTAGCGTGCGACCTCGTTGCCAATCGTCGCCTGTGCCACGAGATTGTACTTCTCGCCATACATGTAGACGTACGGCTCCAGCCCGTCGCACCAGCCGTTGGCGAGGATGAAGACCTCGGCATTGCGCTTGTTGCCCTTGTCCCACTTGGCATAGAAGGCACGCTGCCCCTTGGTCTTGCCGACACCATAGAGGGTTCCGACCGGCACGTCGCCGCCGAACTGAATTTCGCCTTGGACGGCAGTGTGCTTCTGTTTGCCCTGCTTGGCTGCCTGGATCTTGCCCACAGCGAACTTGGCGCCGAAGGCGAGCGCGCCGCCGATCAGGCTGGTGGCGAGCGCAGAGCCGCCGAACAGCGCGCCGGCGATTGCCGTGGCGATACCTGTAAAGATTGCCATGATCAATTATCCGAGATGAAAGGCGGCAATGACGTCAGCGAGGCCGTGATCGCTGCGGCCGCGTTCGGTCTTGGTGACGAAACGGGCGCCAAGGCAGACGCCAACATGCTCGGCGCCGTCTGAGAGGCGCAGGATGACGAGATCGCCGAGGCGCGCTTCCGCCCCGCCCTTCGGCTGCTGGCCGAGCTCGGCCGCGAAGAAGCTCACCAGCGACGCGTGCCCGCGCCGGCGCAGCGCCCGCTGTGCGCCGGCGAGCGTCCGATAGGCGC